CAGCTCGTTCAGGTTTGCACACATCTCTGTCCATACAGCTTCAGCGAATCCACCGTCGATTACCATTCTGCCCTTGCCCGGTACTCTGGTGTAGTTAACGTGCTTCAGCAGTTTGGAAGATTCTTCTGTGATCTGTCTCAGATACGGAAGAGCCACATCCGGGATCAGTACAATCTGGTTTGTGACATCTCTGGTCTGCATGATGCTTCTGACCTGAGCAATAAATTTCTGCATGTCGTCTCTCTGGACAAATGCTTCTCTTTCCTGTACTCCCATCAGGGAGAACGCTGTTCTGTTTGCCATTGGGTTCACCATTCCTCTCTCCACGATCTGAACGTGGTTTTCTCTCTTTTCTTCTTCCTGTTTCGGCTCAGCTGGTTCCGGATCGACAGTCTGTCTGCTCTCTTCTTCTTCCAGCTCCTTCTCGAGCCCTTCGATCTCTCTTTCCAGAGAGCCCTTCTGTTCATCCAGCTCAGCCTTATCAGCTTCGTACTGGTCAACAGATTCTTCGACTGCGGACCGTTCTTCCTCGGTCTGAGCCTCTTCGATGGCTGCTGTCAGTTCGACTTCTCTTTCCTGCAGTTCGGTCTCTTTGACTGTCAGCTCATCCATTCTCTTGCGAGCTTCATCGAGCTTCTTCCTAAGCATCAATGCTCTGATTGCCATTAGATAACCTCTCTTTCATGCGTTCTTTCCACGCTTCATTCTTGCGCTGTAAAATATTCTCGCGCTCCTGGGATCTCGCTGTGATGTTCGTGGCTTCATAAGCCGGAAAGCTGCAGCAAGATACCTCAAACAGATCTACGTCGGTAATAGTCCAATGGACGCTTCCGTCGTCCCGGAGTTCGGTCTCCTGGGACAGTGGATAGAATCCGAACGAACACCCGTTCACATCACCGCGCTTCACTCTTTCGTAGATGTTGAGAGCGTCGGTATCGTTCGGATTGATCTCGACGCGTCCCCACAGCCCGTGGGAGTCTTCACGCAGTTCCAGCGTGTGGGCGCTGGTTCTTCCTATCACCAGAGTGGTATCATGATTGATGAGCGCTCTGATATCGCCGGACAGAGAGCTTGCAAAAGCTCCCGGAGCGACCGATTCGGTCATGCCCGGCGCGATATTATAAACGCTGTCAAAGACAGCGAAATATCCTTCGATATATAGTTTTCCATCCTCTTCGGATCGTGTGGTGTAGTCGGTCACTGCCATCTGCACCTGTCTAAGTTCTTTACTCATGGTTGCTGTCCTCCTTCTTTCTCAAGGGGCATCTTTTTGCGATATCGTTTAATTCCCACTTGCCCCGCATTCCGCAGTAGTAAACGTGGGCGCAAAGGCTTTCTGTGGCGGAGCAGGTTATCCTTCCCTTCTTATCCCTTCCTGCGTGTTCACAGGTCATTCGTCATCACCGCCGTCCAGTTTCTTCTGGTCGCCGATCTTGTCCAGTGGGATGTAATTCTCCAACAGTCTCAGATCGTCAAGGCCTTCTTTCGGACTCATGCCCAGCCGGTCTCTGACCTCGTTGCCGGTGACGATGGCTCTGTCAGACAGCCCACCGAATACGCTTGCGATGGTCTCAAGGTCCCAATCCATAAGGGATAGCGTGTTGAACTTCAGGTACCACTTCGGAGACAGGATGAGCTTCCTTGTCATCTCCTGCTGGATGTTGATGGCGATCGGTCTGATGGTGTTCTGTATGAAGTTGTTCCATGCCTTCTGGTCATATTCCCCAACGCCCAGCACGAACGGTGGGACGCCGATGATGGCTGCGACCGTTCTTTTGTCCAGCTCCACCGCGTCATTGAGTGCAAGGTCAGACAAGGACAAAGGCCTTACTTCCTGTACATCGAACTGGTCCGCCGGTATCAGCCAGGGCTCACCGGCCTCGGAACTCGACACATATTGCTTCAGGAGCTTCTGACGGCCCTCAGGAGAGCTGAATTCGTCTGTAAGAGCATCTACCTTAACGATGATGGATGGCTTCCATTTAGACTCCAAAAAGCCCTTCTTTGTGGCTGCAGCCTGTTTCAGGTTGGAGGCCACATCCTTCAAGCTCACTGTCACTCCTCTTCCTCTCCACAGGTAGTACTTGTCCGGATTGAACACGAAGTGGAGCAGGTTAGCAGGGTCGTACCGGATGCCGTCGATCTGGACGTAGTAGTCCGACCGGCCCTGCTGTACAAAGTTGACTCTGTCAGCCGGTATCGGTTCCAGCGATGTCAGGATCCCGTCCGTTGTGTGCGGGATGACGATGCTGTTTCCACGTCCATACAAAAGCATATTCAGGACGATCACTTCCATCCATGTCATGCGGGTCATGTTCGGCATCGGGTCAATATCTATCTTGCGAGACAGCTCATTGACGATCCGCACATCGCCGTATGATTCGTTGCTCATCAGGTGGATGGTCATGGACCCGATCAGCTCGGCGATGCGTCTGCACCCGGTCAGTATCTCTGGATTCTGGTCCAGGGACGTATAACCGGAGGTGCAAAGGCTGTGATCATCCATTACCCATGCAATGCCATTCGCGATATCGTCGCTCCTGGTCTTTTTGAATCGATCTAAGATTCCCATATCTATTCATCCTCCCCAAACCATCTTTGTGCTTTCTTGTGCCTGTCTGCGTCTTCCAAACCGCGGATGACAGCGAATACAGAAGCATCAAACAGGTCTATCCTTTGGTTCTTTTCTATCTTTTCGTATTGGACTGCATCGTCCGTCTTCTCCACTGCCCTCACGTTGCTCACGCAGTATTCGTAAGCCTCGGAGTGGAGGTAGTACAGGTTGCCGTCCTTAGCCTGTTTCTCTATCCTCCGGAAGCCTCTGGACTTCAGGTAATAGAGCTGAGGCTGGTCCACTATCCGGAAGCGGTGCTTCCGCATCAGCGGTATATATTCTTCACCGGCAAACTTCCTGTCATGTCCGACCTGCCGGATATTGAAGCCCATATCCCTCATGGATATGAACCAGTTGACCACATCGGCTATATTTACTGTTGGGCTGTTGCTCATCGTCAGCCAGCCATCGTCTGCCCACCCGAACAGCGGTATATTATCCTCGTCAGCCTTTCTGTGCGCCTGTGTGACGGGAAAGAAAGCGTGGGTAATGATAATGTCCACATCACCATATTGACCGTACAGAGCGGCAGCTGTGAGGTCGTACATCCTCGACAGGTCTGCACCGCCGTACCAGTTGATAGGCAGCTTCGCAAGTTCTTCCAGCGTCCAGTCGTACTGCATGTCAGATCTCCGGAATTCGTCCATATCGAACCATGCTTTCGCAGAGTTGGTGTAGACGTTCAGCGACTTAGCAAAGAAGTCCTTCCTCTGCTGCGGGTCGTTCTGCGCTTGCATCGCGTCCTGCATGATTTCCTCAGGTCTGATGGTCACGCCATAATTGGGGTTTGCCATCTCGTGGACCTTAGGATTCGTATAATCCACTTCGCCGGTCTCGGGATCCGGATTGGCGCAGCAGATGAATACAAAGTACTGCTCATCCTCGACTGTGCCATCTAAGATCTTCCGGCAGTACTTCAGCCTCTGCCCCAGGAACGCACTTTCATCGTCACCGGCAGTACTGATCCCGATGAGGAGCTTGTTCGTGTAGGCCTTCATGGCTTCCTTGAAAAGGTTATATTGTTTGGGCTTCTTAAAAGCGTGTATCTCGTCGGCAATGGCAATATTGCAGTTGAGAGAGTCTTGCTTATCTGGATTCGCTGCAAGAGCCCTAATAAAAAACGAGCCATCCGCAAGCTCGGCTTCCATCGAATGCTCGTTGTTGTTGTCTATGATTTTTACCTTGCCTCCATCGGAGGCATCTTCACCCATTGCTTTGATGTTATATTTCAAGAAATTGAACGATTCCAGCGACTGCATCAGTGCAGCTGATGTGATGTAGCACTTGGATCCGGAGCGTCTGTACCATAAAGACAGCGCCCAGGCAAGTGCAGCTGCGAACGAGCTCTTTCCGTTCTTCCTAGGAGTCATTATAAGCGCTTCATGGAACCGAACTTCATTCGTTCCGGCGTGCATGAATCCCAGCAGATTGTATATGATGAACTTCTGGAAAGGCTGGAGCTTCAGCGGTGTGCCTCTGAGTGGTGTGCCATCCAAAGACTCACCCTGCTGGTGCTTCATGGTCCGCTCTATGATCCCTATGCAGAACTCCGGAGCCTTATGATTTATCTCATAAGCCGGGTTGTCCAGGTCCTTAAAGAACCTTTCAGCCATCTGCTTTCGTTCTATGTTTGCCAGGATAGTGCCGTCCCGGATGCCTTGCGCGTATCCAACGACCTCACCCCAGTATTCGTGTTTTGTTTTCGGCATCCGTTCACCGCCTTATCCCATCATCGCCTCCAGAGCCTCCTCCAGAGCACTCTTCTTCTGGATCTTGGCTTCCTTCTGCATGTCTTTGTATGTTTTGGCGGTGAGCCCGAGTTCCTTCCAGTAGGACAGCGCCTGAGCGTTGCAGTCAAGGACCACTTGCAGTGCCGGATTCTTCACTTGCTTCTCCATACCGGCCGTGCCGACGTGTGTGATGACGGTCTTCCCGCCCG